AGTAACAGTAGAAGCAGTAGAAGTCAACAACCCTGACTGGCTAGCATAAGCAGTCCCAGCCCAAGCGTTCCTGTATCTAGTTGTCGCGGTATCAGTGTATTCGTCATACCCGCCATCAAAATAATCTATCCACGCAGTTCCAGGTTCAACTTGAAACGCCTCACCATACAAAACCGTAGTAGTGCCACCATAAACGCTAACCGAAAACTGCACACCCCCAACAGTGCCACTAGGACTAGATAATGTTCCACCTACACGCACCCACGCAGTAGAAGCAGGCGAAGTGACAGTCGCAAACCCTGTATCCATAACATTTCCGTTAGTGTCTAGGAAAGCAAAAAACGCTTCATAAGGGTTCACTGCCCCACGCAGATAAGCACTAAACACCATGCTAGTTTCAGCGTTATAACGGTCATTATTAAAATTCTTGTATTCAAACACGACAGCCTGATCAGCAGGGTCAGGAGCATTCACCGTAGCTCCACGATAAACAGTGCCACCAAACCTAGAAGCAACCGCAGTAGTAGCAGCACCAATACCCCAAATGTAATGCCCTAAACCTGTCCCATCAGCGACTCTAGTGTTATTTGTTGCGGTAGCCGGATAAGCAGCAAAATTGTATCTCAAACTATTCGCCCAAGTGTAGTCAGTGAAACTACGATCCTTAAACACCATCACCGCTGATGCGTTACTGTAAAAATCGCCTGGTTCACTTCTAGCTACCTGTTGCAGATAAGCAAGCACACTATCGCCAGCAACCCAATCATCATAACCAAGCATCGTTTGCCCCGACTGCACACCAGCATACTCAGCAGCACCAAAATCGTTGTATTGAAAAACAGTTTTCATACGGTCACTGGTAGCCTCTACACGCCAAGCCTGCCCACCAGTAAACACCGCGTTAGACACACGATACATCTCATCCAACGCCAACAAAGTAGCCTTACCATCAAAACCAGAGTTATCGTAACTGAACTGCCAATCCTGAATAAACCCAATAAACCTAGTAATCGTATTCGCCTTCACACGAACCCTGCCACCAGGTTGCACAATCGTATAACCACCAGTCGTATAGTAAAGCGGGGAGCTAGTGTTCAGCGGGTCAAAGATACGACTATTATTTACAAAAGTTATAGACAGTGAACCTGCCGAATAGTCCTCTAAAACCCTAGAGATACCGCGACTAAAACTAATGTTTTGAACATACTGAGTAACATCAACATAACCGCTAGAACCGAAACTAAGTTCAACAGTATAAGTAGGCAACGCCATAACTAAGGCCTACCAGATAACGACCAAGCACCAGGAACAGCCCCATTCTGTTTCACATACTTAGACACCGCATCAACAACCGCTTTAGGATCAGCACTCTGCACATTCACAACAACCTGCGGGCTACGCTTGATACCAAACAACGCTTCACGCAAATCCTTAGTGCCAGCCTGATAAGGAATAACCATCGCTTGCCCACCACTAAAACTGCCAGTAGCCAAATTAGCTGTCAAACCCTTAGCCTTCAAACCAGCATCAATAGTGCCTTGAGCCATGTTAGTTGATCACCATCACCAAAGAACGCAAAAAACTCGCGCACCGCACCAACAGCACCAGCAATAGCCTCTTTTACTTGCACAAAAGTTTTACCAACCTCAGTATTAGGGTTAGACACATCATCAAGGAACTTACCTATTTGATCACCAACACCACCAGGCTTAATAAACTCTGTAACAAACTGTTCCACATAAGGCAAAATGATAGAACCAAGTTTTTCCTGCAAAGTTTCCAAAGCATTATTCAGCTTCCCAAACGGTGAGGCTTGCGCTTCAGCAGTGCCACCAACCTGCTTCTCCAAATCACCAAACAAATCCTTAGACTCTTTCAACGCAGGGAACAAGCGTGTCAACTGTGTTCTATTACCTACAAACGCGTTAGATAAAGCCCTAGTGACAGTGTTCAGTGGCCTACCTGTTGCTGCGCTAGCATCCAACGCCAAACCTAAAAGTTTTTGCGCCTTAGACACATCACCAGTAGCACGAACAAGTTGACCCATAGCAGGGCGCAACTCATCATCAACAATTCCTGTTTGAATTGCTAAACCGTCAATAAACTTATCGTTAGCTTTGACCTGCGCTTCAGTCGCATTAGCGTTACGCCTCAACTGATTATTCAACAACTGAATACTCTTTTGATCCGCAGAGGCAGCTTTAGCCGCATCCATCAAACCATCAGTAATAGACTTCAAACCAAAACCAATACCAACAGCCCCCAAAGCTGTCTTTAACCCACCAAAACTAGACTTAGCTTTTTTTATACCAGAGTCATCAAACTTAGATAGTATCTTTAGAATCGCGGACATTTAGCCCCATTTCTTGTTGAAATCAGTTGTATATTTATCCCAAACTAATCTTACTTCTCGCTCCATATCGCTCCTGCGCTTATCTCCAGCCTTATAAAAAAAGTTGTATAAACCTAGTTCACGAACTCTACGAATCAAAACTTGACCTTGACCATTATTGCGATGCCTACGCATACCACCCTTATACGGATATTCTCTAGTTCTAGGTGAACGACTTATACCTGAACCCCTACCGGCAGTTGACAACATAGCGGGGCCTGGTGAACGCAACCAAATAGCAAACAGTGAAGTCACATTAGTTCTAAGTGATCGGCTAGCACTAAAACGAGGAATAACATTATCGGGAGCGATACGCTTACCCTTCCAAACACCTGCCTCCCAGTTCAAACGCCCATCAGTGCTATTCATGCCACCGTCATAACGAGGCACACGACTATTGCTCATACCAGATAAAGGCGAGGTTTTAGGGACAACACTTTTGATTTCAGTGACAGCAGGCTTAGTAATGACCTTCATGTCTTTTATCATGCGATTCTTGAAACCAGGTTCAAGCTGATTCATAGACTTGAGAATTGGTTTGACATCAAAAATGATATTAGGGTCTTGCTGCGAAGCAATCCTACGCCTAGCGTAACTACCGATAGCCATCTTATTCTCCTCGCTGATATTTGATTGCAAATAACATCGTGTTCAACATACGATCAGTTTCCTGAAGCAACACGCTAGGAGCAATACCAGTAGCAACAGCTAGGTTCGCTATCAACCAATGATGAGAGTCAACCCCTAAAGGTTTTATCCTTTTGGGTCATCCACCTCAACGCTTTTTACAAGGTCACACCAAACCTCAAACTCGCTAGAAGTCTTACTGTTGCGTTTAGCAGTCAACCATGCAAGATAAAGCAGATGAGTAAACTTCTCAAGTTTGTCTATGCT